TAATGTTGGTGACTTTACATTATTTAGATACGAAGGTGGACAAACAGTTGTTCAATCTAAAGTAACACACGCAACAGGATTACAAGGAACTTTCTCAATACAAGAAACTTTAAAAGGTGTTGAGACATTATCAACTGCAAAAACAATTACAGTTTCAAACCTAGATGGTTCAACAGTAGCAGACAACACAGACTTTGTTGCGGCTGTTAACAATGCAGGTTTAGTAAACGTTAGTGCAGAAGTTGTAGCAACTGGTCAATTTGCAGGTGCAATTAAAATTACACACGCACTTGGTGGAGACATTAGAATGGTTGACACACAAGGTACACCACTTGCAACAGCAGGATTCAGTAATTCAACAGCACACAGTTATGGATCATTTACAGCAAACTCAACTGTATTAGTTGACAACTTATATGATGCACCAACTGGTGAAGCATTAGACTCATCGAAAGATAATGCCATTATTGCTTCTAACTGGAAAAGATTATCATACACAGCATCAATGAGTGCTCCTACTAACGAAGCAGTAGCAGGTACTTTATGGTACAATACAAACTTAGATGCTGACATCATGGCACACAATGGTACAACTTGGGTTGGTTACAAAACAGCATACGCAAGTACAGATCCAAATGGTCCACAATTTAGTGCAACAGAACCTAAGAAACAATCAGATGGCACTGCACTTGTTGACAACGATTTATGGATTGATACTAGTGATTTAGAAAACTATCCAAAACTTTACAGATGGAATACAACAGCAACTATCACAAATTCAACTTCAGGTGTAGCAGTTACAACAACTGGCCCTGCTTGGGAATTAGTTGATAACACAGACCAAACAACAGAAGATGGTATTGTGTTTGCTGATGCGAGATACCATACATCGGCTGACAGAACAGACACTTTATCAGCAGGTGGTGTTGGAACACCAAGTTCTATTAAAGATCTTTTAAGTGATTCTTTCTTAGATCCAGATGCTCCAAATCCAAAACTGTATCCAAAATCAATGTTGTTATGGAACACAAGACGTTCTGGTTACAATGTTAAAGAATACAAAAACAGTTATATAACAACTGCGGCATATCCGGGAAGTGGATCAACTGGTTTAGGAAACATTAGATTTAATAATGAATCAGTAGCAAACTACCATCCGGACAGATGGGTTTCTAAAAACTCAATCAACGCAGATGGTTCTGGATGCTTTGGTAGAAAAGCACAGAGAAAAGTTATAACTGCACAAATAAAATCTACAATTGATACAAACCAAGCAATTAGAGAAGACCAAAGAGGATTTAACGTATTGGCTTGCCCTGGATATCCAGAAGCAATTTCAAACTTATTAAATCTAAATGCAGACAGAAACTTCACAGGATTTGTTGTTGGAGATACTCCGATGAGATTAGAAGGAACTGCAACATCAGTTTCTAACTGGTCGGCAAACTCTGCAGGTGCTTCAGACAACGGCGAAGACGGTTTAGTTTCAAGTTCAGAATATTTGGGAGTATTTTATCCATCAGGAAAAACTACTTCTAATGCAGGTAAATCAATTATTGTTCCACCATCACACATGATGATGAGAGTATTAGCGAACAATGACAATTTAGCATTTCCTTGGTTTGCACCAGCAGGTACAAGAAGAGGTGTAGTAGACAACGCAACAGCAGTTGGATACATTGATGCTAAAGAGGGTGAGTTTGAGCAAATAGCAATATCAGAAGGTATGAGAGATTCAATGCACACAGCAAAAATTAATCCAATTACTTTCTTCTCAGGAGCAGGAATTATGAACTACGGTAACTTAACAAAAGTTGCGGCAAGTTCAACTTCAGCACTTGATAGAATAAACGTTGCTAGACTTACAGTGTTTCTAAGAACACAGTTAGAAAGAATAGGTAAACCGTTTATCTTTGAACCAAATGATACAATTACTAGAAATGAAATCAAACAAGCAATTGAATCATTCTTGCTAGAATTAGCAGGTCAAAGAGCAGTTTACGATTTCTTAGTAGTCTGTGATGAAACTAACAACACAGCAACTAGAATAGACAGAAATGAATTGTATGTTGATATAGCAATTGAGCCAGTTAAATCAGTTGAGTTTATATACATTCCATTAAGAATTAAAAACACAGGAGAAATTGGAAAATTAGGGTCCTAATTTTTTAGATAAATAGGAGAGAGAACATATGTCAATATCAACACTATCAAAATTTACAGTACCTTTAGCAAACGACCAGAGTGCTCAGTCACAAGGTTTGTTAATGCCAAAATTACAGTATCGTTTTAGAGTTATTTTGGAAAACTTTGGAGTATCAACACCTAGATCCGAACTAACAAAACAAGTTGTTGATGTTACAAGACCGGATTTATCATTTGATCAAATTACTTTAGACGTGTACAACTCAAGAGTTTACATGGCTGGTAAACATACTTGGAACCCAATTACATTGAACATCAGAGATGATGTAAACAATGCTGTATCTAAACTTGTTGGAGAACAAGTACAGAAACAATTTGATTTCTTTGAACAATCAAGTGCGGCATCAGGTATAGATTATAAATTTACTGCAAGAACAGAAATTCTTGATGGTGGACAAGGTGCATCAGAACCAACTGTATTAGAAACATTTGAGTTATATGGTGCATATGTTGAATCAGTTAATTACAACACATTAGCATATAACACTTCAGACCCAGCAACTATTTCGTTAAGTATCAGATACGACAACGCAATACAAACACCACAAGGTACTGGTATTGGAAGTGCTGTAACAAGAACACTTGGTACACTTGCTACTGGTGGTGGACAATAAGGTTAGGAGTATAAAAAATGGCAGGACAAACTAGAATATTTGGTTTAAATGTAACAGCAGGTACGTTGTATAGTCACAATGTAAGCGGATTTAAACTGACTGTACAAAACAATTCTAACTCAAACATAGATTTAAGAGCAGAAGACGATGCTATCGACGAAGCAGTAGAAGAAATTATTGGTGAATTAAATCCATTAATGTATTTTGTTGTTAACGATAACTCAGGTGTTATTCATATTATCATGGATAAAAATCATACAGCGGCTGATATACAGCAAAGAGTGAGAAACTTGGGATCAGCAGTAGGACCAAACAACATTGATGTTAGAGGTTCAGACTGTGTTGCGGCATCATCAATAACGATTGCTTAAGAATTATAGATCATAATCACCTCCCGATCTAACAAAAAGCGTCTTTAAAGGCGCTTTTTTTGTGACAATAAATACAAGTGTATGCCAAGTATCAATAATTTTTTAAAAGGATTCTCAGACGGCCTTCCAGGAATGAAGGATTACCGTCATGCATCAAGATTATATTTTGACGACAATTTTAAATTAGCACCAAAACACAAATATCTATATCACGTTGTAATAGATTGCGATTGGACGGTAACAGGTGTATCTTCACCATTCTCTAATAATGAAAAAATAGAATTGAATATGTTGGTTAAGGCAATAGATTTGCCAAAATACAATATGAACGTAGATGAAAAAATTCAATACAATAAAAAAATGTATCTTGCAACCAGAATAGGTTATGAACCTGTCAATGTAACATTCCATGACGATAATGCCGATACTGTAAATGCTTTTTGGAAAACATATTATGAACATCATATTGCAGATTCTATAACTACAAATCCGTCTATGAGAACACAGAATAAAGATACGCAATATGATGCACAACTTACTGCAACACAATTTGGTATGGATACTGCAACAAAAAGAAAGAAACCTTTCTTAAGAGGTATTGATATTTTTGTATTGCACAAACAAAGATTTACCTCTTTTAGTTTAATAAATCCTGTGATAGGATCGTGGGCACACGATACATTGGATCAAGCAGATGGTCAAGGGTTACTACAAAACACAATGCAAGTTTTTTATGAAACTGTTTTATACAACACAGGTTTAGTTAAAGGAGGAGGAGTACCAGGTTTTGCATCTTTACACTATGACAACTCTCCGTCTCCATTAAGTGTATTGGGTGGCGGGACAAATTCTTTATTTGGACCGGGAGGTATTATTGATGGAGTAGGATCAGTAATAGGAGATATCAGAGGAAATAGAGTAGGATTAGGTACAATCCTTAAAGGAATTAACACATATAATAATGCAAGAAAAATAAAAAATGCAAAAGGTCAATTAAAAGAAGAACTTGGCGGAATTGTAAAAGATGAAATTAAAAAAATTGGTGATTCGGCAGGCACTATTGCTAATCCGGTCGGAGATTTTTCTGTAGGTAATGCGGCAACAACGGCTTTACTTGCAGGTACAACAATAGCCGCGGCAAAAGGATTAATTGACGGAAAAAATAAAGATAACACAGTGGTACAAAACTCTCAACTTGATACACAAACATATCTTACACCGTCTGAAAGTTTTAACATTGTGTCAAACAATCCAAATATAAAAAATCAAATTGCATCTAATATGTATTACAAGGATGTTGGCAGTAGAAAAGGTTTGACAGTTGCAGAAAGCGATGTTGAATTTGCTTCAGCAGGTGATAGTGTTAAAAATGTTTATAATAGCAAAGCAACTTCAAATATTACAAAACTAGTGAATGAAGGATATATAAAAATTAATAGAGATACACAAGATGTATCAATAGCAACGGAAACACAAGGTTTATAATGACAAAGGATTTTTATTCAAATTTACCAAGTAAAGAAGACGAAAAGTTAATGGACACAATGAGAACCTTGACTCATTCCAATGACGAACCGTTTGAATTTAATGTAGGTGACTATGATACAACTATTGCATTTTTTGTAAAAAGAGGATTCGAACGTTCTTCTGCAGAACAGTTGGCATATATTATTTTACGTCAAGCAAAAATAGATGAAGTGAATCCACAAGAAGTAATTGAAAAACTAGGTGACGCAAGTCCTATCGAATTATCTGAAGTCACTCAAATGATTTTAAATTCTACTAGATATAAATCTAGTAGACTAGGAACAAGACAAACAAAGACAACAAAAAGTATTGTATCTAGAAACATAGTAGGATAAAACCATGGCTATGAGATTTGCAAGGGGAAAGTATGTCCTCAAAAATCCAGAAAAATATATAGGAATTAAAACTCCAACTTACAGAAGTGGGTGGGAACACGCATTTATGAGATTATGTGATGAACATCCTAACGTGGCAAAATGGGCAAGTGAATCAATTAAGATTCCTTATAGACATCCTATTACAGGAAAGTACACTATCTATGTTCCAGATTTTTTCATTGTGTACATGGATAAGAATGGCAAGAAACACGCAGAAATTATTGAAGTAAAACCAGCGGCACAGTCTTCAATGCAGAAAGCAGGTAAAAGTAGAGGAAAACAGATGCAAGTTGTTGTCAATACTGCAAAGTGGGAAGCCGCCAATGCCTATGCAAAACAAAATAAAGTTATGTTTAGGGTAGTTTCAGAAGAACAATTATTCCATAACGGTACACGTAAATAAAACGATGACAAAGAAATTAGAAGATATACTTAATTTACCAAATGTAAAAGAAGCATTTGCTAAGGTAGACGAAAAAGAAAAAGTAAAAGAAGCAAAGAATAATGGCACTTCTGCACCTAAAAATGTTGATCCTCAAACTGCAACAGCACTTGAAAAAACTTATAAAGAGTTTGATAAGATTTCTGCGTCACTTCCTGCAGTCAAAGGATTGGGAGAATTGTCTGATCTAGAATTAGACAAACTAGCAGGCGAGGCCGAAGATTCATATAAAAATTTAATGGATTTAGGAATGAATGTTGACTCACGTTATTCCGGTAGGATATTTGAAGTTGCAAGTACAATGTTACGTAATGCTATTGATGCCAAGTCCAGTAAAATAGATAAGAAGTTAAAAATGGTTGAACTACAACTGAAGAAAGCAAAACTGGATAAAGACGGTGATACAGGCCCAGAACCTGTAGAATCGGAGGGTATGATCATATCTGATCGTAACGAATTAATGAAGAAACTGATGAAAAAAGACTAAATATTACATTATGAGCACATTCGCACAATATCTAACAGAATCTACGAAGCAATATGACTACAGAATTAAAGTAGCAGGTGAAATTTCAGATGATTTTGGAACACGTATGGAGCAGGCTTTAGCAAAATACGAAGTATCAAATTTATCAGCAGGTAAAAAAACACCAATACAAGAACATCCTTTAGATTTTCCAATGTTAAAAAATCACGAGGTACACATTTTTGATCTAACAACAAGTTATCCTGCTTCTCCAAGAGAAATTAAAGAATATCTAGCAGATTATATGAGAATGTCTCCTGCAATGATAATGGTTAAAC